CCTAGGTTCACGCCAGCAGATAGGGCGTTACTTAAAGCACTTTGGTTGGAGTCCTAAGGAGTTTACAGAGACAGGGCATGCGATAGTATCAGAGGAGATACTTAAGGCAGTGAAGGGCATCCCTGAGGCCTCTCTGATAGCTTCTTACCTATTAGTTGGCAAGCGTATTGCTCAAGTGTCTAGTTGGATACTTGCTGTAGATGATGACGGAAGAGTTAGAGGCTATGTAAATACCAATGGCGCTGTAACGGGACGTATGACTCACAGTAAGCCTAACTTGGCTCAAGTGCCTAGTTCTGGTAGCCTGTATGGGCCTGAGTGTAGAGCTTGCTGGATTGTACCTAAGGGTTACAAGCTGGTCGGTATAGACGCTTCTGGCCTTGAGTTACGAATGCTTGCCCACTACATGAAGGATGATGAATACATTACTGAATTACTTAGCGGTGACATTCATACAGCCAACATGAAAGCAGCAGGTCTAATGACGAGAGGGGAGGCGAAGACTTTCATATACGCTTATTTGTATGGCGCAGGTGACGAGAAGATAGGAGCAATCGCAGGAGGTGGACGTAAGAAAGGAAAGCAGCTTAAGGCTAGCTTCTTGGCTGCAACACCCGCACTAGTGGAACTAAAGGCTAATGTTGCACAGGCAGCAGCTAGAGGTTACGTGGTTGGCTTGGATAAACGGAAGGTGTTTATTAGGTCAGAACATGCGGCACTTAATTCGCTTTTGCAATCTGCAGGGGCGTTAGTTATGAAGCAGGCATTGGTTATCTTAGATGACTATGCTACACGTTGGAAACTTGACTATAAGTTTGTGGGTAATATCCATGATGAATTTCAAGTAGAAGTAAGAGAAGATCATGCCGAAAGGTTTGGTTCATTGGCAGCCTCTTGTATAGAAGCTGCAGGTATCCACTTTAAACTCAGGTGCCCTTTGGCAGGAGAGTTTAACATAGGCAACAATTGGGCAGAAACCCACTAGGAGAAGTTATGAAGACTACAGTAGAGCAAACAGCACGTAATAAAGCGTATTATGCAGAGAATAAACATCTTCGCGTTGAAGAGTTCATTCGTAATAACAAGAATCGTATGTATGTTGATGGTAAGTACATACCTCAGACACACCCGTTGTGGAAAGCAGGGCGCTATACATCATTTAGTGATGCAGCTTTTAGTTCTTTTACTAACTACAACAGAACAACTAAAGGTGATGTTTACTTGATCACTAATGCAGCGTGGCCTGAGTGGGTGAAGGTAGGTAAGGCAGGTGATGCTAATGATAGGCTTAAGGGTTATCAAACTAGCGACCCTTTCCGCTCATATCAACTACATCATACTGTGTCAATGGCTAACCGACATACAGCAGAACTAGCAGCACATAAGGCACTTCAAGTCTTAAGTCAAGATAGACGTAACGAGTGGTTCAGGGTTGACTTAGCTACAGCAGTACGTTGCATTGAGGCTATCAATGAATAAACCTAATTGGAAAGACGCACCAGAGTGGGCTAACTATTTAGCAATGGATAAGGACAATGATTGGTATTGGCATGCGTTTGAGCCATGGTACGATTTAAATACAGATGAATGGAAAAACTACGGCAGGGAAGAAGAAGTACGGGAAGATTTATATGACACATCTTACTGTGCCATAAACACACTGGAGAAACGACCATGAGTAAATGGATAAGCGTGGAAGATAGGCTACCGCCTAAAAACAAAGATTCTCTATTATGCAATCACCCAAACACTTTATTTATTGTAGGCAGGGAGCGTTGCGGAACTGGGTTTGAGCCACAGGAAGAGGTGGTTGCATTCAGATGCAGTAGTGGTGGCAGATTTTACGATGTAATAACACATTGGATGCCACTCCCTGAGCAACCTAAAATTAAGGAATTGTCATGAATAAGCAAAGTAAAGGCAAGCCCTTTGAGAAATGCTTTGTTGATGCTGACTCAATTATCTATCGTATAGCGTTGACCACAACCACAATAGCCCAAGGTAAGAAGTATTACGAGAAAGCTATTGAGGACATCCAGTGGGACACCTGCAGTGATGAAATATTCGTAGCTGTCAAAGGTGTTGGTAACTTTAGATATGATGTTGCTGAGGACTACAAAGGTCAGCGGCTAACTGATAAAGCTAAGGCTGCCATTGACCCTAAGGTAGGCAAGAGGCGCACAGCGTTAACTGAATTTGCATGGAAGCTAGGGCACTTTAAGTCTGATAACTGTGAAGCTGATGATGTTGTATCTATATGGGCACAAGAGGCTATAGACGCTGGTGTGCATTATGTCATAGCTCATATTGATAAAGACATAAACATGGTGGAAGGTTGGCATTATAACTTTGACCAACGTAAGAAGCTCTTGTACTATGTCAGTGAGCATGAAGGTTGGTACAACATGTGCAGTCAAATGTTGCAAGGTGATAAAGCTACGGATAACATCCAAGGCATCAAAGGTATTGGTAAGGTTAAGGCTGCAAAGCTCTTACAAGACGTACCTACAGATGACCTATATAAGGTTGTTACCAAGGCTTGGCAAAAGGCTCACCCTGACGACTGGAAGGAACTGATGGAAGTCTGTTGGAACCTTATCTACATGCGTAGAGACTGGAACGGCTTTAGACGTATGAAACGTGAGGAGGTATTTGGAGATGATGATGAATAAACACATAAAACTTATAGAGAAGTGGTTAGCTGATAATAATTCAGTTAGCCAATTAGAATTAGAGGCTAATGTTGCTAATGCTACTGCTAATGCTAATGCTGCTTATGCTGCTTGTGTTGCTGCTTATGATGCTTATGATGCTGCTTATGCTGATGCTGCTGCTGCTGCTGGTGCTGCTAAGGGTGCTGCTAATGCTGCTGCTGCTGCTGCTGATGCTAATACTATTGTTGCCGCTAGATGGGTGGCTAAGTATCACTCATTAGTTAAGGAGCAAGGACTGTGAATAAACACATAGAACTTGTAGAGAAGTGGTTAGCTGATAATAATTCAGTTAGCCAAGCACAATTAGAGGCTAATACCACTGCCGCTTATGCCGCTGCTAAGGCTGCTTATGCTAATGCTGCTGATGCTACTGTTTATGGTGCTGCTTATAATACTGCTAATGCTGCTGCTAAGGCTGCTTATGCTGCTGCTAAGGCTGCTGCTGCTGCTAATGCTAATGCTGCTTATACTGCTGCTGGATGGGTGGCTAAGTATCGCGAATTAATTAAGGAGCAAGCATGATGACAGCTAAGACTAAGTTTAGATCAGGACTAGAGAGTGCATTTAATGATGCCGTAGGTACGGAAGACTTCATGTATGAACCTTACCGCATACCTTATATCATTAAGAAGAAGTATGTACCTGACTTCATTGATAAGCGCACTGGGGCTATGATAGAAACCAAGGGCTTCTTTAGGGTTGGAGACACACAGAAGTACAAGGCTATCCGTGATGAAATAGATAGACCTTTGATCTTTGTGTTCACTGACTCACGTAAGCGCCTTAGGAAGGGCGCTAAGATGAACCTAGGGCAGTGGTGTGAGAAGGAAGGGCTACAACACTTCACAATGAAGACTGTTGATAAGCTGCTTGAGCATCTAGCTACATTACCTACAAGAGTAGAGAAATAATTATGACGTATGAAGAACTAAAGGAACAGATACTAAAGCACTATGATGTTGATATGCTATGTGAAATATTAGAAATAACATCAGAGTCGTTAGTTGATAGGTATGAAGATCAGGTCATGAAGAATATGAGTTTATTTGAGGAGGCTATGGATGTCCGTTAATGATATAAAGAAGACTTGGGGTTTAGAGGAAGCGTATGATGCGCCACCTAACTACCAAGGTATCTACACTCAAAGTGCTTTAGAGTCGCAAGTAGGTGGTGAGCACTATAAGAACCAAGGTATACAACCTTTTGAGATAACCTATAAGAACTTTGGTTATGAAGGTCTGCAAGCAGCAGTGTACACCACGGTAAATAAGTATCTCACACGCGACAAAGGTGACCACCAAGAGAATGTGGAGAAAGCTCTGCACTGTCTACAGATACAGTTGGACTACTGTAAGATGAC